AAACTAAAGTTAAATGGACTATCTCCAGTAGAATATCGGAAACAGTCCATTAAATAGTTCAACTTTTGGGGTTCAGTTCACATCGAGGGGCTATTTTTATCGTTTCGGAATATTTAAATACCAGCGTTTATCATGGAAATCTTGTGCTCCGCCTTTAGTGTTCCCTTCTGGATCATTCGTTGCACGCATCATGACATAGACTTTCTTGTTGGGGAAATTACGCATATTAAATGATACGTGGTGTCCGACATTTCCAGAAGTATTATAAGCTTGATTTACATCTGGTCTATAAATTCCATCAGCTCTTACTCGAGCTAATTCTTTTCCAGTATTGTAATCCATAATGAAAATATACTCGTATTTATAGTTAGCAATGTGCCATCCAGCCACATGCAAGTTTGCGTTTTCGATTTCTCCGAACTGATCAATATGAGCGTAATTTGTTCCATCAGTAAGTGTAGGGTTTGCTGCACCTGCTCGTGTTGGATCAATGACAGGCTTGTTTTCAGAAGTCGTTGGATTTTCATCTGTAAATCCATGGGTTAAATCATATGCTAATTTTTCTTTACTTACGCCCATCTCAGAAAGATAACCGTAAGGATCTGTATGATCGCCCCAGATATTTTGAGTTACCCATAAATGTGACTTAATTCCTGGTTGATTGTAAGGAGTGTCCAACGTTAATGGAATACCATATTTCATTGCTGAATCTCTAGCCAATTCAACGTATGCCTTGTAGTTTTTCACAAACGTTGCTTTATCATGTGTGTGTTGTAACTCAATCTGCACAGAACTGTTGGCATTAGCATATGAACCAGCGCCATACTGCACATAACCAGGTTGACCGACTTGGTAAACGATTCCGCCATCACCCACAATGTAAGCAGTGTAAGCGCTAGTCCATGAACGTTGCATATACTGCGCTTCATTGCGTCCTGTTGCTGTTTCATTAGCCGTTTCATGCAGTAAAATATACTGATTATTCGCTACTTGAGAGCTACCCTCATTAACGCCCAAATTAAATTCATTATTGATCGTATAGGCGAACCCATTAATTGGCAATAAAAAAAGAGCCGTTAATAGGCTCATCGCAGTAATAGTAATTTTCTTCTTCATTTGTTTCCTCCTATTTTTTCAAATTATAAGCCGACACACCAGTGATGACACCTAAAAATGTTGCTACTGCATTGATAGTAAGTACTGTCATATCTGTTCCATTCCATCCATACGCTTTTCCTAACGTGGCTACTAACACAGAAGCAGCTGGCAATACTGTTAAAACTGTCCATTTAATGACTTGATAATACTTATCGGGTAAAATCATTTCTTCTTAACTCCTTTACAATTTAGTCAAGAAATAGCCAATGATCGTAATGCCTAAACCGATCATGTAACCCCACGACCATTTATTATTGGCTTTCATTTCTTTGATATCTTCTGCGTTGTTTAGCGCTACTGAGTAGGCTTTGTCTGCTCGATCTTTTGCAAAATCCGCTTTTTCTCGTAATGATTCATAGTTATCTAATTTTGTTTCAATGCGTACTAAACGCTCCACTACATCTTGTATTGCTTCATCTTTCAATCAAACAGCCTCCTTTCATTGCAAAATAAAAAACGTACTCGAATGAGTACGCTAAATCTATATAGATAATTTACTGTGATACGAAAATCCAACTGTAAACCATCGATCTTTTTTCATAGCGGTATTCGCAACCACCTTTCTCGTATTAGATGCAACATATATTTGCGATACAGAATTACCTGTGACAGCTCCAGTCCCTATAGCATTGTTATCAATATTAATCATTGAATCTGGCAAATCATCAACTAAAACTTCTCCGAATGCTATGTCCTTAGCCAACTTAAATGATCCTGTAGCTACTGTCATTCCACCACGACTTGTGAATTTAAGAGATCCGCCACTTACTATACTAGCAGGTAGCAAATATGTTTCTTCTTTTGTTAGGGCCGTAATAATGCGGTCTATCTCATCAACCCTACTATTCGTACTCTTTATAGCAGTCGCATTAGCGTTCGCTTTTGTTTGAGCATCCTTAGCTGTGGTATCTACTGCATTAATTGAAGCAGTCAACTGCGAATTAATCTGCGATACTTTCCCATCGGTATAATTGTTTGCTTTGCCTGTGATTTCAGAAATTTTAATATCTGTGGCCAAGTTATCTTCGACATATTCTGGTGCTAGATCCCATACATAATCTTTTGGATTGTTTGAGTCTCGCATGCCAGTACCACGATATTTAAACTGACTAATATTCGGGGTTCGTGTGTCGCCTTTTTCGATCTTGAGCCAGTCAATTTGGCATGCGCCGGCCGTTTCTTTAGGCGACTGAAAAATGCGAAGTTCTTTAGGCAAACCCAGTCCAAGTTTCGTTGGTGTGAATGTTAGAGACCATACGTCTGTCAATCCCTCAACTGGTTTTAGGTCTCCAAAATTAACGTTCCAATAATTATATGCTACAAAGGTTTGACTTGCGGGTTTTGTTCCTTTAAGCGTGATAGTATACGTTTGACCTATCATAAGCTCTTCTTCCGTGTTACCTTTATATATTTCGTACGCGCTAGATTTAATTGGAAACGCAACAGACTTATTAGCAATATTCTCGTTAGGATATTCGCGGCACATGTTATAAGGTTCTAACAATAAGTTGGGCTGATATGGTGTGGCTGTTGAGCCTTCTTCAATCTTAACATCGCTAACAATCACACTACCGTTTATAACACCGGCTACCTCAATGTCTAAATAAAACCTTGATAATTCTGCGATTTCATAATTAACAGTTGATGTACCCTTTATTATTATTTCTTTACCTACTACTGCTCCGTCACTGATAGCAGCAAGTAATATTGTACCACCGTTAGATTTGCGATAAGATACTGTTATCTGGTCAATGTTACCAGTTGTACCTTCCTCTATTTTAACTTTTGCGCTTATAGTATACGTTTTACCACTAACTAAACTAGGCATGTCAGTTTCAGTATACGTCCAAAGATGGTTGACCGTTTGAGAAGTTAAACGTATACTATTGTGTCCTACGTCTGATATTAAGACGTCACTATCGCCCTGTTTCCTAAATTCAGAAGCTTTAATTACACGCATTAAATTTGGGTTTCCACTATAATCATAGCCCCCGAAGTCGATGCTGTTACTGTACATCACTTGTAAGTTACCTAACTTAGAAATTTCTTCTTTCAGAGCATCTAACTTGTCTTGTAGCGTTTTAGCTTGACCAGTTAAATCAGTAATCTGTTGATTTAAGCTATCCACTCTACCTTTGATTTCAGCCATAAAAGCATCAAAAGTTTCGTTGTACTTTCGAATCAACTCTTCTAATTGCGAAACATATTCATCGGCTTGGCCTTGCGAAATGTCAGACACTCCTAGTGAGAAAAAAATGATATCTTGCGTTGTTAAAATTTGATTGTCTTTTCTATATTCTACGTAGCAGTGTTTATAATATCCTGCTTCACTCATAAATGTGCCATCAAGAGAAAACGTGACTTCTTCACTAGTTACACTAGTTGCAACATTATCTACGTAACGGTTAGATGGTGTTGTTCCTTTTAAAGTAAATGTTCCGCCACTCGTATCCATCTGCAAGCCATTTAGAAACGGTTTAACCGTCACCGTAATCCCTTTATCACCTTGACGAGCCATAATAGCTTTGGTGTAGTTTAATTCTTTGCTGAAATCTAAAGCCAAATTATATAAACTGCTAGCCATTTATATACCTCCTTGTCTTCGTTTTAAAAACGTTTTTGGTCAAGCACTGTGCTATCATATGCTGTATCCTCTTTTAATCTAATATCTTCATACCCTAGACGGTGTGCCACTAAATTCCATCTAACTAATACGTTTGGCTTACTAGTTTCAATGATGAAATGGTCAATATCTTCATGAGTAACAGCACACAAAACTAGTTCTGTAGGTGTCACATGTGTCATATACCGACTTAGATTTACTGTTTCAGCAAACATGGGGTCAATATCAACACGAACTTTACCATCATCACCTGTAACGGCTTCCCCATAATCAGCGAAATAATATTCTGGAGTTTCATAAGCGTTTAATAGTCGTTGTCCATAATGTTCTGTTGGTACAGTTGAGTTTTTAGTACCTCTAACAGTAAAATCTTTATATACTTGTACCGTTGATTGTTCAAACCTAGCAAGTTTCCCATCTTCCCATGAACCAAAAAAACAACCTGGTAACGTTAGCATACCATCACTAGTAAATTTCATAGTCCTACCAGCTACCTTAAATTCCCATGAGTTACCCGCACTACCATTAATGCTTAAAGAACTACCGTCGCCAGAAGTTACATAACTAGCATTGCTATACCTGAAATTGGGCGCACCAAAAGATAGAAACGGTCTGTTATTACCATTATCCCACGTACTAAAAACCAAGTTACCCTGTGGATTTCTAATCATGAAACCACCACCAGTTTTCATGGTGTATGATACAATACCGGCATCAGCACTTACATAATCACGTGCTTCTAGCTCCATAATATCTTTGTTAACTTTTTTTGAGTACCAAGTCATTTTGCCATTAGCAATACTTGTTCTATAATCAGCACCATCACTAATTAATGTAGTACCTCTAATAGTAATTCCTACTATTTCACCAGCCGTAATAAACGAGGCATTGAATCCGCCATCTAACGTCCATGCCGTTTCATATGTTCCATTAATGCCAGTTTTAGAAAAACCAATACCAGCATTGTTGATTTGTAAAACATTCCTTGCGGTATTCTTATCTGGTGTGTCCATAATCAAAATACGACTAGGCGCTTCTTTAGGATCTAATAAAACATAACCACCATTTTGACCAGTAATCATATCAGTTTGATGATCTACAATATCATTGAGTAAATCACTGATTTCGCCACCGTTTTTCAATTGATCAATGGCATCATTAATCAAATTGCTGACATTATTCTCTGTGTTTTCTAAGAAGTTTGTTTTGACGTTTCCTACAACTAATTTATCGTATGAGTTAGTTAAAACATTAAACGTATATTCCACAATTCTTGCTGACATATTCACTTTTAACTGTGGATGATACACATCTACTCCGTCACCCATCGAAACTTTTTCCAGATCAACAAATTTTTCATAACCTCTTTGATGTCTCAATGGTACTAATTCAATCGAACCACTCACTTGTGGTTTTTGTTTGTCTACGTTCGTTTTCAACCATTCTTTAGCAGCTTCCCTTAATGTGGCCACATCAGTCGCTTTGTCTTTAAAATCAACAAAAGAAACATATCCAGCAGGATAATCCTCAACGTAATCCGTGAAAATGACTTCTTCTGGTAGAGTGATCTCGTCTTCTCCTTCTGAAGAACTGCTAACGAATGGATAAACTCCAACTAAAACACTTTGAGCATCTATCTCTAAGTCAAGACCAGTTAAGTTTTTAGTATAAATCGCTTTGATTTTATGATCCGTACCTAGCCTTTTTTCATGACGTAATGTGTTATTATCTTTTAGAAATTCACCATGAAATCGATCTAGAATAGATCCCTCTTTTCCACCAAAGAATTCTAAAAAATTCGCCTTTTCTATCCTCACATTAGCAAGCGTATCTACTAACGATGAGAAAGAAAACTGCGAAGGAATAGCTGGTTTCGCTAAAACTTTTGCGTTTTGCCATGCCTGAGTAGCAGTGATCTTTTCTGTTCCGCTGTCATATTTATTCAACACCGATTTTCTTATATCATTGAAAATAGGTTCAGCTTTTACTTCTATCGTATTTCCTATTACAGAAGTCTTTGCATAATAGATCCGTAGACGTTGTTTTGCTCGATTTTCATCTACATAACACTGAATAATACGTCCTTCTACAATCAAATCTGCATTAGTTCCGCTTATTGGATAAGTACCCTGAAATATCTCGGCTCCGTTTAGTTTATTGCTAACAGTGGCTGTTAACCAGTCTGACAAAGCGCCTAAACCTTGCGTATCATATAAATGTTCAGCTAAATTATTCGCATCATTTTTATCGTAAATAGTTATTAAATTATCGATCATCTATTTCACCTACCTTAATCCATTACGATAAATTTGTATTTTGCTCAAACCAGTGCAATTAAAATGATTAATATCCACTTGCAACGTCGGATATTGCATGGTCTTCATTTTGTTGGACCGATCTAAAATATCTCCGTCCGATTGCTCTTCGTAGCAAAGCATCAAATCACTATCAATAACTATGTCAGTTCCCACTACTAAGCCTTCAAAATTAAACACATAATCATTTAAGA